GAAACGGAATCCTTTTCGGCCCCGCCGTTAATGGAAACTGGTTCCCAACCGTGGAAATAAGATAATCTTGTGTCAACACCTGTTACTACTTTAGTTCTGTTAATATTAGCCATAATTTTAATCCTCCATAATTTCGTTAAATTCGTTTTTTGCGTTTGATACGTTTACTGCCGGACGCTTGTCTGTGTTAGGTACAAGTGTCAGTTTGCCCGGTGGTTTGTAAATGAGGTCACCGAGAATCTCCTCAAAGGCTGCCTTTCCCATCAGCTTCTGCATCTCTGTCATAGGGATAAGTGACTGACGGTAAATATCTGTGTAGCCATGTTCCTTTGCGGTTTCAGCTACTTTTTCTTCATCACGATACTTACGAACGGAACGTCCTTCTACTACCTTAAAGCCATACCACTCTTTTCCGTGGTTTACTGCAGCTTCTGTAGCATAAGCCGTGATTTCGTTTGCCCACTTTGTAAGGTCAAGCAGAATGGTAAGCACTTCTTCAATCTCCGCATCTGTCAAAAGCGGTGGGAGTTTGAATTCATGTCTTGCCAGTTTCAGTTTTTCTTCTGCTCTTGCTCTGCACTTTGTGGCAGCTCTGCAGAAAGTACACCATTCGCCTGGGATATACTCACCTTCTCCGTTGTGGGCCATCTGTGCCTTCGGCTTTAATTCTTCCTCTGCCCAGGACTTCAGCTGTTCGATTGAAATCGTCCAGGTGCTGATGTTTTCCCTTCTAGGCTGAAAGATTGTCATCGACACAGTCTTAATGTCATAAAGTGCATCGTAGATTTCAAGGGCACCGAGAGCATATAGCATCATCTGTGGATTTTCTTCAGACTCTACTAAAATGCCAAGTCCGTACTTGAAATCAATGATATGAAGAGTGTCATCAGAAATGATGATGCAGTCTCCAGTACCAAAGCCATCCGGCACATAGCAGGAGAAATCAAGTCTCTGCTCGATGAGGATGATAGGGTCTTTACAAGACTTCTTTGCCTCTTCGTACTGCTCCATGGCATACTCTGCGTAAGAATCAGTGCATTCTTCCATCTCATCGGAGTTGTAATCCGATACTGGACGTCTGCTTCTCATCTTCAGAGCTTTCTTAAGTTTGTGTTCACAAAGGGCGTGTGCTGCAGTTCCTTCTTTAGCCGCCTCAGATGTCTGGGATTCAAATTCCAGTTCCAGTCTTGCCGATGGTGTGCAGTTCAGCCATCTGTGTGAACCTGATGCCGATAAAATTGCATGACTACTCATTTCCAATCGCCTCCGCATCTTTTAATACTGCAGCATAGTCTTTTGGATCGATATCACTAAGACGGCTTGCACCATACTTGGATACGATTGCTCTGACTTCTGCTGAATACCCTGCCTGACTTTTTCCTGCAAGAACACCACGTACCTTTTCAAGGGAAATAGTTGGCTCTGCTTTCTTTTCCGGAAGGGCTTTTGCCTTTGGTTCTTCTGACAGACCTTCCAGTACGGTATTGCATACCACTTGGACACTGTCAGATAAAGAACGAAGGTCTTCGACCACTTTCAGCACTTGCTGTGCTACGTCAACAATCAGCTTTACCTTATTCAATATTCACACCTCCTTCTGACTCACAAATGGAAACTTCACTGATACTGTCACCTGGAATAAGGATTGTGACCTTCTGCTTTCTTCCGAACAGCAAACGAAGGAATCTTTCCCTTACATTCACATTGCGGCAAGTAACAACTCCGCCCGTTTGTGGAACTTTTGAAACACTGATTTTTAAGTTATGCTTCATTTTCTCTACCTCTTTCCGAAGGCTTGTTTTCTTGTTGCCTCCTAATAGGTAGCCAGTTAGGGATGGTCAAAAGGACGTTTTTTATAAAAATTTTTCAAAAAAAATAAACCTCATCATTTCGACAAGGTTTATATCAGTTCTTATTCAGTTTTATTTCAGCAACTCATCATAGCTTGTGTCCAAACACTCTTTGATTCCACGTAACTGTGAACCTGTGATATGTTGAATACCTCTTTCAATCTTCACAAGCGTTTCTCTCGTTATATCTATATCCTTTAATTGCAGCATCCTTACCAGTTCTGTCTGTCCCAGACCTTTTTCCGTTCGTACTCTCCGGATATTTCCACCGATATCGATGCCTTTCTGCTTTATTTTCTGTTCCATAATAGCCCCCTATTTTGTGGACTCAATCTAGTCCGATTTTATCTTTATCATATCGGCTACTACTGATATAATGGGACTAGTACTAGTCCAGTTCAAAAAGAGAACATTTTTTATGGTATACTCTAAAGACAAAAATTATTCAGGAGGTCAGACATGGATGATAAATATATAAGAATAAGAAAAGATATTCTATGCAAAATAATCATTAGCATAGTCATCATAATTCTTGCAGGATTACTCGTTTTTCAGATCCATAACAGGATAGAAGAAAAGAAAGCAAACGAATACACTCCTGTTGAATATGTAGATATTACATATGAGGATTTGAAATCAAAAGTAACCGACAAAGAAGATTGCTTTATCTGCGGAAGTCCTGAAATGAGCCTTATGCCATACTACAGAAAGTTCGATACCCTTGGCATCATTTCGCTTAATGATTGCTACGTTATCGATCTGGGACTCAAAGCATATGATGAAGTTGGAAAAGAAATGTCAGATGAGGGCAGCACATCTATTCGTAGCACCAGCCTTGATAATGTGAAATACACCGTACATAGCACTGCATCACGCGGTATGGCAGATATCGAAATCACTGTAACAGAAGATGTCCGTCTTGATACGAAGAACCTTGAGAAAAATCTCTGTTCTGATTGTCTGCCAAAGGTAGCAGAAGTATTAGAACATTCCTATAAAAAAGGTGACGAAAAGAAAGAAACTATTCCACTATGCTTAATCGACTTCGAAACTTTAGAAGTATATTCCATGCAGGATTTCTACAGAGGTTATTTTGTAAGAGATTACTGGGTTCAGCTTGATTTCATTGATGATAAAATTGAACTTGAAGCCTTTTACTTACCAGTTCGTGAATAAAAAAAACTGCCTACCGGGACCAATAAAATCCTGGTAGGCATTCTTTTTACAGCAATTCATTTACTCTCTTCTGCACAGCTGCGTAATCGTATCCGGCAGCTTTGAGTTTCTTTTCTCTTTCCGCACCATTTCCCCAATTACCACGGATAACCTCACGTGCAATGGTATCAATGGACTTTTTAGAAGTAGTTGTCACAGCACTATCACTCTGTGTAGTAATAAAAGAGTCAAAGCCTTTTGCTTTCAGTTTCTTCTGCATAGCTTCAGCATTTTCCTTCTTACTGTATGCTCCAACTTGAATTTTATAAAGGCCACCTACTTTGACCATATAAGTATCAAAGCCGGCAGCCTTTACTTTCTTAAGCTGAACATCAGCGTTATTTTTTACAGAATATGCTCCTACCTGTACACGGTAAAGCGTATCCTTCTTTGTAGTAGTACTTGCAGAAGTTGTTGTTTCAGAGAGATTTGCAGTCACCTTTTCTGCCAGATCATCAAGTCTGGAATACAACCAGTCACCTGGGCAGGACTTGTTAGCAAACCATCTGTGAACGGTAAGCACCATTTCATCAGACTTCGGTGAGTAATTAAGAGCCTTACTCTTGCTACCAAGCCATAACAGTTTCTTCTTACCATTTCTCTTGCAGATATCTGTACATAATTTGATAAGAGATTCATACACCTTGCTGTTCATAGCATATGGTGCCTTCATATCACTTGCACATTCGATAGTTACTGCTCTCTGGTCATTAGCATTACTTGAAGAACACCATGAACGGTTCTTTTCTTCTACGCAAAGGGATACTCTGCCGTCTGTACCAATACCATAGTTACAGCTTGCCTGTCTTGATGTGCTTGTAAAACATCCGCAGATTCTTTCTGCAGAAAGCTGCCCCACTACACAGTGAGGTGTGATTCTGTCAATTGAATGAGTTCTTTTGCCCGAATGGTTCGGACTTAATTTTGTGTACGATACTAATGAACTGTTTGTATAAGCCATATTATTTTACCTCCGTTTCTTTTTTTGCTCTGTCGTGAAGCTGTTTTTACACGACCTTGATTTTTTCTGGGATAGGAAGTCCGAGGTGTCCTGCATTTTCTAAAAGGCTGATACCTTCATTAGAAATGTAGAAGAAAATGACTGCTGTTCTAAGAACACTACCTGTACCAATCACCTGAACATCAAGAATATTTGCAATTCCTACAAGTAAAAAGATGAGTACCTTTCTGCAGATACCCCTAAATCCCACTGAACTAGATAAGGTCTTATCGTTGATCGCACACATCACACCTGTGATGTAATCGACAACCACGAAAACCACCAATGCATAAAGAAGACCATCACAGCCTCCTAAAAAGTATCCAAGCCATCCTCCAATGGCTGTAAAAATAAGCTGGATTGTGTTCCAAAATTCCTTCATGATAAAATCCTCCGTTTCTTTAAAATAGGTAATAAAAAAACACCTCATGCGAGATGTGATTTCCCAAAAAATTATGCTGTTCGTTTCCACATATAAACAACTAAATAAGGCGGCATATTATTATGCGATCCACCACCTCC